GTCGTGGCGATTACCAAGGTTTCCTGAACGGTGTGACGCCCTATGTCATGGCGGCGCAGGAAGCACTCGGTTTTCGCATCAGCCCTGATCTGCAGAAGCAGGTCGACGAAGGGGTGATCGACGAGAACGCAGCCCGGGAACTCACCCGCACGCGGCACCGCGCCGCGCAGGCCGAGGCCCGGCTGAAAGACGCAGACCGGACGGTCAGCACCACCCAGCAAGTGCAGCACGTGGAACGCATCCGCGGCGCTGTCGATACCTGGGAACAGAACATCCAGCGACGGGACCCCGACTATGCCCAAATGTCGGGTGCTGTGCGGCGTTATGCGCAGGGTCTGTTGCAGGAGAGGGGAACCCCCAAGACTCCGCAAGAGGCGGTGGCACTGACGCAAACGGCGTATGACGAAGTCAAAGCCATGTTCGCCCAGGCGCGTCCTGCGCCGCGGGCCACACGGGCGGCTCCGTCCAGCATCCATGTCGCAACCGGCACGCCGAACGTCGAACCACGCAGCCTCAAAGAGGCCGTGGTCCTGGCGCTCGCCAATGCGCGGCGTGCCTCTTGACACGCGGATGAACCACCATGGCGTTCACGGCAGGAGAAATCTCCAACATCGCCAATGCGGCGTTGGACTTTTACTACAACAAGGGAGACACGTTTAAGCAGGCGATCCAAGCCAAACCGCTGCTGCGCATGCTGGAAAGCAGCGCGAAATCCTTCCCCGGCGGCAAGGGCAATATCAGCCTGGCAGTCAAAGGCGACTACGGCGCCGGTGGCGTCAATGACCACGTGGTCGGCTACACCCACAATGACACGGTGAATTTCTACACGCCGGCCAACATCAAGCGGGTGAACTATCCGTGGCGTGAACATCACATCGGTCTGACGCTCACCCACACCGAGCTGAAGATCGACGGCATCAGCGTCACCGATGACGCGGGTGATGGCAGCTCGCTCAGCAATCACAGCGACCGCGATGTCACCGTGCTGGTGAACCTGCTGCAGGACAAGCTGGAGGACTTCGGCGAACAGTATGCGCGTTCGATGAACAAGCTGCTGTGGGGTGATGGCACAGCCGATGCCAAGGCGCTGGCCGGCATTCAGTCGATCATCGTCGACGTGCCAAATGTCGGTCCTCTGGGTGGCTTGGACAGGGCGACCAACACCTGGTGGCAGAACCGCGCGGCAACCACGGCATTCGGCACTGCCGGTGGTCGGGGACCCGTCACCTCAGCCACCACCAACGGCGGCGCGTTGTTGCAATTCCTGCAACAGGAATATCGCCAGCTGATCCGCTATGGCGGCAGGCCATCGAAGTTCCTGGCGGGCAGCTCGTTCATCTCGGCAATGGAAATCGAGCTGCGCGCCAACGGTAACTACACGATGACCGGCTTCACCGGTCCCCAGGACGGCAGCATGGGGCAGCTCAAGTTTATGAACTGCACCATCGAATACGATCCGACGCTGGATGATCTTGGTCACACCAAACGCGGTTACTGGTGGGACCCGCGGCACATTTATCTGATGAAGCAGGACGGCGAGTGGGACCACAAGTTCACACCCGCACGGCCTTACAACCAGTTCGTCATGTATAAATCGATGACGCATACGGGGCAGATGGTGGCGCAGCAGGTTAACTCTGCGTTGGTGGTCGACATCGCCTGAAACACACGGGACCAGCCCCTTCGGGGGTTGGTCCCGTTTCATTTGAAACCAACAGGAGGACCAAATGCCATCTGTCTCTAAGGCGCAGTCCCGGCTGATGCACGGCGTTGCGTCCGGCAACATCAAAGGCTCCGGCGTGCCGCCGAAGGTCGCCAAGGAATTCGTCGCCGCCGACAAAGGCAAGAGCCAGGCCAAGCTGCCGATGCGCAAAGCAACGCCGAGGGGCCGGTAATGCCGGCGTTTCATCTGCTGCGTTGCATGGTCGCCCTGGGGGGCGACACCGGCAACCAGGTCTACCGGCATCGCGGCCGGCCGATCGTGTTCCCGGAGCTGCCGATCCTGCAGTTCGTGCACGGTGAGGAAGCCATTACCGACATCGCCGTGGTCGGCACCTGGGAAGCCAGCAACGACGAGGTGCTGATGCGGCTGGCGACGATCTACCAGCCGGAGACGGTGCAGGCGGTGTTCCCGGGCGCACGCCCGCGGTTGCCGCTGTCCGATCCGTCGATCCCGCGCTGCACTCGGCCGATCTACAAGCCGCGGCCGACGCGTCCCGACAGCCCTGATCCACGGCTGCGGCCGCTCGATCAGTTCACCATGACGCCGGACATGCCGGTGCTGGACGCACCACCACTGCCGTTAGAGACCGAGCCGACGCCGGACGAGATCGCGGCGCACGCCCAGGACGACGACGAACAGGCAGACCTGGGTCTGGAGCCGCCAGTCATGCCGGCGGTTGAGGACCAGCCGCACATCGTGCGCGACACGCATGGTCGCGGATCGTCGCGCACTGCCTCCGCGTCACGCACGCCCAGCACGCTGCCGGATGTGAATGCCGGCGGCAGCCACGCGCCTGGTCACGTGCAACAGCATCGGACCCGGAGCTGACAATGGGTAAGCAGCTGCAGGACATGCTGACGGACCTGCGCGCCGAGGTCGGACACAGCACCAACGTCGCGCACGGCATCAATGACCGTGACACGCTGCTTTACTATCTCAACCGCACGCAGATGCAGCTTTATCAGGACTATGATTGGCCGCAGCTGATCATCGATCGCGATATCCAACTGGCGGATGGTCAGCGTTACTACCCCTATCCGACAGACCTGGCGTTTGACGACATCAGCCACATCTGGGTGCTGATCAACACGGTTTATAACGAACTCGCCTACGGCATCGGTCCTTACGAGATGGTGCTGTGGAACTCGGACACCGGGTTCAAGGCGTGGCCCACGCGCAAGTGGATGCACCACGCTGACGACAACACGCTGGAGCTATGGCCGGTCCCCGACGCCAGCGCGATCGACGCCAACGCCATCATCCGGCTGCGCGGGACCAAGACCGTCACCAAGATGATCAACGACAGCGATCAGGCCACGCTGCCTGACAACCTGATCACGCTGTTCAGTGCCGTCGAAATCCTGCAGCGTGACAACGCCAAGGATGCCGCGCTGAAACTCCAGAAGGCGAACGAAGCGATGCGCCGGCACCGCGTGCGCCAGTTCAGCCATAAGAACGTGCGTCCGATCGTCATCGGCGGCGGCGGTGGCGATGCACAGTCCCGGCCCGGGCATCAACCGGTCCTGGGCCTCGATTACATTCCACCCGGATATAACAGCGGGCCGAACTCTCGATGACCCCGCAAGCCAGATACAACCGCTCGCCTCGCGGCAAGCAGAAGGTTGCGGAAGCGAAGGCGCGCTATCGGCAGTCCGTCAAGGGCAAAGCTAAGGAGCGGGCATACAAGGTTGATCGTCGGGAGCGCGAAAATGAATTGGCTCGTATTCGCGCCAAACTACCGCACAACATGGCGAAGCAGGCGCTGCGTCAACAACGGCGCAGGGCGGCGCTCATTCCCCGCGCGCACCCGGATCATCGCCAGAAGATCGCCGAAATTTACGAAATGGCGGCGTCGCTGGGAATGACGGTCGATCATATTGTTCCGCTTTATGGGGAGAATGTGTGGGGGCTGCACGCACCGCAGAACCTGCAAATACTTACACGGCAAGAGAACAGCCGTAAGCGTGACCGGATCGATCGCTGATGGCAGCCGGGACCAAAGTCTTTTCGGTCACCGACTTCAAAGAGGGACTGGATGTTCGCAAGTCCCCGCTGACGGCGCCTGGCGGCTCGCTGCGTATTCTGGAGAACGCGGTGTTGAACAACGGCGGCGAGATCGAGAAGCGTCTGGCCTTCGTGCTGCAGACCACGATGCCGCCGGATTACACCTACCTGTTCGGCCAGGGTGACAGCCTGCATGCGTTCGGTGTCAACACCAGCGCAGTCATCCCCCAGGGCACGCTGCCGGTGCCGATCGTCGCGCACAACCTGCAAGCGGCGCCGGAACAGATCACCCAGCTGCTGGACGTGGAAGCCTACGCTGACAAGTTCTTTGTCTGCGGCCTGGGCGCCAGCGGGACCACTTACTGCTGGTATAACGATGTGCTGGTCCTGGAGGTGGACAGCAGCTACAGCCACGGCACCTACGCGCGCACGTGGAAGTCCAAGATGTATCGCGTCGATGGGCAATATTTGCGCTTCAGCGGGACCAACAACCCGGCGCAAAACGACCCGGCGTCGGTGGATGAGCCGGGCGCCGGCTTTATCAACATCGCCCTCAATGACCCCGACGGCGAGAACTTGCAAGGCATGGAGGTTTTCTACAGCAACATGGCGGTGATGTCCCGTCTGCAAACGCAGATGTGGACACTGGACCCGGACCCGACCCAGGACACGATGGGACAGCTCTTGCGGATCGGCACCGTGGCGCCGCGGTCGCTCGTGCAGTTCGGGACGGGCGATGTCCTGTTCCTGTCTGATAGCGGTGTGCGCAGCCTGAAGGCGCTGTATATCAATCTCGCCGCCAGCGTGAACGATGTCGGCTCAGCCATCGACAATCTGCTGATCGACGCCATTCGCGCCAACCCCAGCGGCATGACTTCGGTCGACGCGATCGTGCAGCCGATCCAGGGGCGCTATTGGCTGAGCGTCGGCGACACGATCTATGTGCTCAGCTATTTTCCGGCCGGCAACATCACTGCCTGGTCGACCTTCAACACCGGGTTTACCACACGGCACTTCGCGCTGGTGCAGAACATGGTGTTCTGCGACGACACTGACGGCAATGTCTACCTCTATGGCGGTGTCACCCGCGACGAATACGACAGCTGCCAGGTCACGGTGCGCACGCCGCACATGAATGCTGACGATCCGACCGAAAACAAGCGCATCAAATCGGTCGATGTGATGTGTCAGGGTCAATGGTCAATCAGCATCGGCATGCTGCCCAACAACACCGAAGCCTTTGAGCTGTGCGCCACGGTGCAGGACAATACCTACGGCCTGATGAGCATCCCGTTTGCCGGTTACGGCACGCATTTCGGTGTGCACATGGTCAACCAGGCGCCGGGACCAGCGATCATGGGCGCACTGCATTTCAACATTCAGGAGGGCGTTGTAAAGTGAGCGTAACGATCCGTTCTCGCACTGGTCCAGCGCCGCACCATTGGTCCCACTGGGCTATCCCGGAACCCAACAGTGGTTGCTGGCTGTGGGAGGGTCAGACTACCTACGCGGACGGACGGGCCACGCTAATCCGCCACATTAACGGTAAACGGCGAAACATTCGGGTCGCCCGGCTGGCCTGGGAAGAAACCCGCGGGCTGATCCCGCCAGGTTTGATGGTGCTGCATCGCTGCAATGTCGCGGCCTGCGTCAATCCCGATCATCTCTATCTGGGCACGCATAGGGACAACATGCGCGACATGGCGCGTTCAGGCGTCCAAAAGGGTATCCGACGCACGCACTGCAAGCACGGGCACTCGCTGGCGGATGCCTATGTCTATGTAAGACAGAACGGCACGCATCGGCATTGCCGAAAATGTCTTGATCTTCGACAGAGGGGCTTGTTGTGAGCGGTGTCGGCATGCACGAGGTCACCCGCGAAGGCATCACGCACATCGTGCGAAATCTGCGCGAGCGCGACCGGCGTGAGATATTCGCGCTGCGCTGGGACGATGACGAGGACTCGCTGATCGAGGACATTAACCGGGCTGCCGGCGCGATGTGGAAAGTCTGGTCCTGGGACAGCGAGCCGGTGTCGATCAACGGTGTGGTCCCGGTGCGACCTGGCGTGGTGATCTGCGGTGCGTTCGGCACCGAGCAGTGGCGCAAGACCTTGCGGCCGATGACGCACTGGTCCCGCGATTTCGTCATCCCTTCGTTGCAGGCGTCCGGTTATCACCGTGGCGAAGCCCACGTGCTGGCAGCCAACACTGATAGCCGGCGCTGGATCGAGATGCTGGGCGGCAAGGTCGAGGCGTTGTTGCAGGGCTACGGCCGCAATCGCGAGGACTTCCTTTTGTATGTCTGGGACCTGACCAAAGACAGGAGTTTGGGCGATGTGCTTCCACAGCGGCGGCGGCAGCAGTGGTCCGCAGATGGGCACAGTGCAATACACTGATCCCAACACCGGGCAGACCAATAGTTACTACACCGAAGTCGGCGTCCCCGGGGATTACGCCGCGCGTGGTGCCACCACGGTGGCGCAATATCAGACGATGGCGAGCCAAGACCTGAGTGACAAACAGATTGCGGCACAGCAGCAGATCGCCACCCAGCAGCAACAGTTCAACCAGCAGCAGGCCGACGCGCAAAAAGCCCAGTATGACCAGCAACTGCAACAAACGCAGGACCAGGCGAACCGGCAAAGCGAATACGACACCGGCCGTGCGCAGACGCTGGCGCAGGGCACGCAACAAGTCAACGACGCGTTCGCTCAGTTCAGCCCGGATTACTTCGCCAAGTATGCACAGGACTATATGTCCAAGGCGCAGGATGACATCACTTACCAGCAGCAACAGGCGCAGAAGCAACTGGCGTTCAGCCTCGCCCGCCAGGGCATCTCCGACAGCCAGGCCGGGGTCAATCAGCAGGGGCTGTTGCAGGAGACCGCCGGCCGCGCCACTGCCGAGCAGACCGCCAACGCGCAATCCGCCGAAGCCCAGCTGGAGGGCAATGTCTCTCAGGCCAAGCAGAACCTGCTGGGCCAGGTCACCTCGTCGGAAAGCATTGGCTCGCCGATCGCCGGCAGTTCCGAGCAAGATGTCAACGCCGCGCTGAACACCCAGCGGTCGGCGATCTCGGGCATCACTGCGAACGCTGGCGACACGGTGGCCAGCCTCAACGCGGTGCCCGCGGTCGCCCCGCTGGCCAATATCTTTTCCGGCATCCTGGGCAGCACCGGCAGCTATCTGGGCGGCACCAACGCGGCGGCAATCGCGGCTAACTACCGAAATAATTACACCGGCAGTCCAACGGCGCCCGGGCCGAGCACCGGCAGCACGAAAGGCTGAGCCATGTGTGAACCCATCTCGGCGGCAACAGCCACGGCGATAGCGGCGGGTGTCAGTGCTGCCACGGCGGTTGGCGGTGCGATCATGTCGTCGCGGGCGCAGAGCCAAGCTGCGTCTGCGCTGGCTTCGCAGAACCAGGCCACGCAGCAGGCGCAGGAACAGGCGTTCACTCAGCGCAATCAGGCTGCCTTGGCGCAGACCGCGGGCCAGACCGCGGCGATGGAACAGTCCTTTCAGGACCAGCGAGCCGTGGCGGCGCAGACCGCGGCTTCGCAGTCCGCGGCGCTCAAGCAATACCAGGACACGTTGGGCGCCGAGAACACCCAGGCGGATGCCCTGCGTCAGGCCGGGGACCAGCAGGCGCAGGCTCTCCTGGCGCAGACCACGGCTCCCGCGCTGAACCAGGCGCAGACCGGGCAGGCTGCGCAGGCGGCGACCTTGTTGGGCCAGAACATGCCGGCTGGTCCCCAGGCGCCCGATCCGTCCGGCGGCGGGACCAATGCCGTCAGCAACGACCCGACCGAGCAGGCTGCCCTGGCGCGGCGCACCGCCGAGGCTGCGACCAACATTCGCACCTATGGCGCCAAGATCGGCCAGCTGGCGAGCTATGACGCGCCGACCCAGGCAGTGAACCTCGCGATCGAAGCGAACAAGACCGGGATCATGCCGGCGCAGACCGCGGACTACCTGCTGCGATCGGGCAGCAATGTCCGATTGCTGCCGTCCCAGGTGGCCTACCAGGCGGCCACGGGTGAGGGCGCTACCAACCTGGGGCTGATCCAATCCAGGACGCAGAACGCCCTGGACGCGGCCAGTCTGTCCTACGGCAATGCCACCGACATCGCCAACCTGGGGCAAAGCGATGCCGACACGATCGCGGCGAACAAGGCGGCGCAGGCCAAGGCCGATGCGGCGTATCAGGCGAGTTTGGGCGCCTTGACGACAGGCGTCGGCAATCTCGGTCTCTACGGTGCGGGACGCTACGGCACGAACCTGTTCGGCATCAGCACGCCCTCTATCGCTAACTCCACCGGCGGCGCTGGTCCCTGATTGAAAGACAACGCAGATGCCTTTGTTCAACACCGGCGAAGCACAGTGGGACCAGGGTCTCAACACCCTGGCGAGCGGCCTGTTCCCGGACCCGTCCAGCGCAGCGCGCGCCGGCTACTATGGCGCCGAAGCGCGCAAGGCGCAGCTTGAGAGCACAGCACTTCAGGAACGGTTGCGGGCTGGACATCAGCAACTGAACATGCTGTTCGGCCAGCGCCCTCAGCCGACCTATTCGCCTTCAGGACCATTCAACACCCAAATCCTGGACGAACCGCCCCCGGTGGACCAGACGCAACAGGCGCCGCCGCCGGCCGCGCCGGGTCAGCCGCCGCCGTTGTCATCAGTGGTCGCGCCCTCCGCGCCAGCCGGGGGACCACCTCCGGCAGCACCGCCGCCGCCGGCAGCGCCCCCAGCTGCGGCACAAGCGGGACCACCCGCGGCAGGAACAGTCGGCGCGAACCTCTCGCCTGGCTCGCTGGGTCAGATGGTTGCCCAGGGCGGTGGTCCGGTCCCGACCGCGAACCCGTCAGTTGTCGGGGACAGCGTTGCCCAGGCGCTCGACAACTCGCCGGGTGCCCAAGGACCAGCTGCATCACCGCCGACGCCCAGCAGCCCTCCGGCGCCCAACACGACCGGGTCGGACGGCAGCGTCCCGCCAAGCAAAGATTTCAGCCAGATACATCCAGGCAGTCTCACGCCAGCGGGGGGCGGCGTGAAAATGTCGGGTTCCGCTGCGGCAGATGGCTCGCCCGCCCCGGTGTCGTTCAACCTGGCACAGTTCGTCGCGCTGGGCGTGATGAAGGGCATGCCGCCGGCTGATGCGATGCAGATGGGAC